CTTTTTGAGCAACTTCGTCAGTTGCCTATGGATGCGACCTTTAACCAAGATTTGGGGAGGGAGAAAGTTCGAGGGGAGCTCGCGGCTTGTAACCGCGTGTCATCTGTTGACCTTACCTCGGCAACGGATTCATTCCCAAGAATTCATAGTCAAGAGTTACTCCGATTGTTGGTCGGAGAGCCCTTTACCAGTTTCATGGATGACCTCGCCAGGGGTCAGTGGGTTCTTCCTTACAGAGACTTTGGTAAGTTTCTGGAAAAACCATCGTCGCGAGGAGTGTTCCCGTCATACTCTGACAGGTACTTCAGAGACGAGTCGTGGGACGACCCTGGGGGTTTAGATCCCTATGTCGCCATGCGTCTCGGGGCCGAAAGATGGCTTGGCAAGCCAACTGCCCTTGGTCCCTCTAAACCGATTTGGGTTGATGGTCACCTGGTTCTCCAGAATGATCGTCGAACCAAGTTATGGTTAGAGGAATACAATCGGTATACCCAATATATGATTGAGCACTACCAACCACAGACTGTGTCCTGGGCCCAGGGTCAACCTCTGGGCACTTACCCTTCCTTCGCCGAATTCGCCTTGTCTCACCATGCTGCCGTCCTCGGTTTGATTGCCGAGCTCGGGCTACCCTGGGACAGTTATGTACTGCTCGGGGATGACATAGCGATTTTTGATGACGGATTAGCTTCGGCTTATGTGAAATTGATGACCTCGTTTGGGGTGGAAATCAACCCATCCAAAGGTACACATTCCAGTGTACTAGCGGAGTTCGCTGGTCATCTACTAACTGCCGATTCAGACATCCCTGGTTACAAGTGGCGTCGTCCAAGTGATGACAACTTCTTGGACATCTGCCGAGGAATCGGTAGTATACGCGCTCGTGACCTTCTTTCTGCTAGGCAGAAGAGGGTGTTTGATATCCTGCGGATAGCCCCTGAGCAATTAGGGGGCCTAGGATTGAATCCGGAGGGGATCCCTCTCATCGAGAGATGGGAGGCTTTCGAAGATCTGCAACAGGAGTACGTGCGACCTACGTCGTACCGCACACCGGTTAGTACCTTTAACCGTCTTCTTTATCAGTCGACGGCCCCGGGAATCCCGCGTGAGCCTGTGTTGCCCGACAGGGCTAGGCTTGTTGAGTTCCTCCGTCAAAGGGGGATTCTTGTCCCACTTGAAGAGGTCCCTACGCTCCTGGATGAGAATCCAGGATTAAGAGAAGGGCTTCCCATTTCCGTGAGAAATGCACTTAGGTTATCCTTGGTAGGATACGCCGATAAGAGCAATACTCCTCGGATTGATCAGCTAGAGATAGCTCTAGGTCTGAAGGGGTATGGGCGCTATCGCCAATGGCTTAATCAGCGCCGTTCCTTAGCTCGGTCTCACCCGCGCCAACATTAAATGCGACGACTAGGTAGAGG